TCCACGCTTCCTCCCCACACTCGGTCGCCCTCATGCAGTTGCGCTTCACTTCGCTCGTTGTGATCAACTTGCGACGGGACTTGCACCCGTAGGAGTGCGCCCATGCTGGGCGCACCAAACCTAAAAAAGCCCGCACTTGGCGGGCTTTTTTAAATGCCGGAAGCGTTTTAAATGGACGGGGCCAGGGTCCAGTTTGTAGACACCACAGGGCGATCACGCTTGATGAGTCGCAGCACAAACGCCTTGGCTTGGACGAATGCAACCACCACAGCGGTTTTGTCTTCAGTTGCGAGCACAGACAGCTCGAAGCCTTTAAGAAACACGGTTGCTGCCGCGTTATAGGCTGCGACGGCTACCTCCTTGACTTGGGTTGCCGCAGACGCAGCGAAAGCCATACACGCGATGGCGACCAAGCTGGCAAAAATGCGAATGTTCTTCATGATGAATGGCCTCTTTAGTTGTTGCCGTGGCTACCGGCGGTATTCCTTGCCATAGCGGAAAAACTTAGGTTATGGAATCGGCCGTCCGGTTTTTAGGGGTGAAGGTGGATTTTTCACACCCTCTCACCTGCAATCTCATACAGCCGCGAGCGGCCTATGCCGTGTTTCTTGCAGACCTCGGCCGCGTTGGTGCCATCGAACTCCGATCTGATAGCGGCGTTGCGCTCGCTCTTGTCGGGCGCGGGGATGTAGATGTCTTTACGCCCCAGGCGGTTGCCGCCCCATTGCTTGCGCATCTCTTGCACGATGGCCGCCGCCAGTGGGTTGGCGAATTGCTCATTCATGCCGGTGACTGATCGCACGATTTCGACAAACTCGCGATGCAACTGGATGGCATGGTCTTCGATCTGTGCCGGGGTGCTGGGGTGCATGGTGGTGCTTTCTGGTTAAAGGCGGGCCAGCCAGTCGCTAGATGCGAAGGCGTTGTTGGGTGTTGCAGCTGGTGGGCGAGCGGCGCTGGCGGGCTTGGCTGGCTTGGCTTCTGGGCGCTTGGCGGCTGTGGTGGTGGCTACCGGCATGGATTGCTTGCCAGTAGGCTCGCGAATTTCGATGCTGCCCAGCGTCAAGGCAATCGTTGGTGCGGGTGCGGGCGCTTGCATGGGCTGCTCGGTATGGTCAAACAAGTCGGGCAGCAAGTCGTTTTCAAGCCGGGTCCACTGCGCTTCGGTGGTCTTGTAGTGGTCAAGCATTTGGCTACAGAACAGGGCGTACACGGTGGTGTCGAGCGCTTCATTGCGGGCGGCGGTTTTGACCCAGCGCGAATACTCGCCCTTGCTGGTCTTGATGGTCTTGCGTACCTCGCTGGTCAGGCCGTTGAACCACTCAACCGGTAAGTGCTTGCTGAAATGCACGTAACCGGCGCCGGGCTGGGTGACTTTGAGACGTCCGAAAAACAAATCCTTCGCCGTGTCGGTACCCACCAGCCAGAGCTTGACGCCGGCGCGCACGATGCGCCCGCGCCAGTTCACGTCTTGGCTTGAGCTGCGGCCTTTGATGGGCTTGCCCTCTTTGCTGTCGCCTTTGATGGCGAAGTATTTGTGGCCGATGTGCTGGCGGCAAAAGTTGTACGACTGGTGGGTGTAGTGCCCGCCGGTATCAATCGCGCTGGCCGCTATCTTCATGGGCGCGCCGTGCATGTGGGTGAAGGTGGTTTGTAGGTAGGGGTGTAGGCGCTCTTCCCAGTCGCGCTCGTCAGACAGGTTGCCGTCGATCACCTGGTAATCGACCGCCCACATTTCTTCACCCCGGCCAATCGCCCACACGGTGACTTCCCAGCGCTTGTCTTGCACGTCGACCCCAGCCACCAGTTGCAGGCCGCCTACGGAAACGCGGCGCAGGGGGTAGTCTTCGGCGCGTTGCATGAGGACGTGGCTGTCGGCTTTTTCGACCTCTTCTTCCCATGTCTCACCCAGCGTCTCATTGATGAAGCCTTCGAGCGGGGCGTTGTCGCCGGCGCGCTTGGCCAGCACGCATTGCAGAAACTGGCGCACGATGGCGACCCAGGTGGTTTGCGGGCTGTAGGCTGTCCAGATATGAAAGGCAACGTGGTGCGGTGAGCGCAACAGGGTGTTGCCTTGGCCGTCTGTCCAGCGGTACGGCGAATGCAGCGCGCGGTAGTTGCCGCAATCGCTGACCCAGCAGCCTTGCGTCCATAGCCGCAGGTAGTCGCTTTGCTTGATGCTGCCATGGCAATGCGGGCAGACGTGATGCACCGTGCCTTCGGGGTCTTGCGCGTCCCACTTGAAGCCGTGTTTGACGGCCTTGCCGCCCCACTGCAAGGGGTGCTCCGCATGGCAGTGTGGGCAGGTGATGTGAAACTTCATCCGCGCATCGGCGGCGGCCACGCGCTTTTCGATATGGCTCAAGCCCTTGATGCGCGGCGTGGTACCGCAAATCATTTTGGGGTAGGTGGCACCCTCAAGCCGCTTGTGGGCCAGGGTGAAGGGGTCGGCGCTTTTCTCGATCTTTTGGTCGAAGCTGTCAAACTCATCGAGCTTGGCGCTTTGCAACGTCAGACGGCGGTAGTTGCCGGCGCTGGCCCCGCCTTTGAGGTAGAGCAGCGAGCCGAGAAACTTCTTCATGTTGAGCGTGTTGTTTTTGCTCTTGGCCATGAAGGCCGGGAACACGTCGCGCATCACCTTCACATCACGCAGGGCGGGCTCTAGCTCGGCCTTGCAAAACTCATCACTGTCGCCGTCGGTGGGTTGCCACAGGCACTGGTTGCGGCGTTTGTGGTGCGCATCAAAACAGATACTGGCCAGCAGCATCTTGGAGTAGCCCACGCGCGCGCTCTTTTGCAGGTCAACCTCTTCAATGTCGTCGTCCCCCATGGCGCACAGCATGGCGCGTTGAAACGGGTAAGACTCCCACTTCTTTTCGCCTTGGCTGGATTCGGCACTGAGGTAAAAATGCCGCTCAGCCCACTGGTCAAGCGTCAAAGGCTCCGGCGTCTTCATCGCCTCCAAACCCTTCGCCACCGCGCGCCGGATGTTCAGACGCAAAGACGACGGCAAGTGCTGCCACGTCTGGGCGAAGAGTTCGGGGGGGAGGTTGCGGGCGGACATTATGCGTCTTCCAGCACAAAGCCCATTTGGGCGCTGCGTTCGTTTTGCAATGGCGCATACGCCGGGTTCAATTCGCAGCCAATCCACTGCCGGCCAAGGTTTTGCGCTACCTGCGCGGTGGTGCCGCTACCCATAAACGGATCCAGCACCACGCCGCCAGCCGGCGCACCGGCCAGGATGCAGGGCTCGATTAGTTCGGGCGGGAATGTTGCGAAGTGGGCTTTGCTGTAGGGTTTTGTTGCCACTGTCCATACGCTGCGCTTGTTGCGGGTACTGGTGTCCCATTCGCTTTCGTCGCGGTCGGGGCGATGCATGCCTACCGACTGACCCAGCATGACTTCGGCTCGCTTGCTGTCCTCGCGCTTGAAGCCGTCACGCCGACTTCGCGTGTCGTTGCCAGATACCGTCCGGTTTCCGCCTGCAGCATTGTCAAACGTCGCATTGTTGATGTAGGCACCACCGCGAAAGGTGTTTGCATTGCCCTTGCCGGTGAGATTTGCAGGTTCCGCAATCGCGCCAGCATCAAAGTAATACTTCTGCGACTTCGACAACAGGAAAATGTACTCATGGCTTTTGGTGCAACGGTCGGTCACACTCTCCGGCATTGGATTCGGCTTGGCCCAAATAATGTCATTGCGCAGATACCAGCCATCAGCACGCAGGGCGAAAGCCAGCATCCATGGGATGCCGATCAGGTCTTTTTCTTTCAAGCCGTTCGGGGGTATCTGTTTCCGGTTTGGCAATTGTTCAAGCGTTCGCAGGGTACTTCCGACTTTGCCCGTGCTGCTGATGTTTTTGTCAGTGCCCCCAGCCCGAGCGTAGCTATCCCCGATATTCACCCACAGCGTCCCATCATCCCGCAGCACCCGGCGAACTTCCCTGAACACGGCCACCAGCTTCGCAATGAACTCGTCCGGCGTTGCTTCAAGCCCGATCTGCCCATCATGGCCGTAATCGCGCAGGCCAAAATATGGCGGGCTGGTCACGCAAGTGTTGGCGGTGCCATCCGGTATCTGGCGCAGGGTTTCAAGGCAATCACCGAAGTGGGTTTTGTTAAGCCAGTGGTTCACGCCTCATCCTCCAGCGCGCCATCCAGATCCGCCCCATCCCCGCCCTGCCCTTCGTCATCTGCCACATCCAGCACCGCCAGCGACGCGCCCACGGCCAAGTCGCAGGCCTTGGACACTTCGAGTTGGATCAGCTTCAGGTCTTCAGGGGTCAGCGCCGGGCACAGCTTGTGCAGGTTGACGTGCAGCGGCTCCAGCACGCCGGCGATGCTGCGGCCCACGGTGGCCAGCACTTGCGCAAGCAGCGACACCGGGGCAAATTCTTTGCGCTCCAGGGCGAGTTTGATTTCGGCCCGCTCGCGGCTCACCCGTGCCAGCTCGCTGCGCTGAAACGCCAGCTCGCCATCCGCGCCGCGCCCGGCGGCCTGCTCGCGCAAGTGCGCGCAGTAGTCAATCAGCCACTGCCCCGCCGTCTGTCCGGTCTGGATCACGCCGCGCTCAAGCAAGCCACTCACCGCCGGCTGGCCGATGCCCACCAGCTCACCGAACTGCGCTTGGGTGGTGGTGGCGTCGAGCATCACTTGCGCTTGAGCTCCACCGAACAAAATGCCTGGCGAAGATGGCCGCGCCAGATCAAGCGGAGCAAGTCGCCCCACGTCAATGTGAGCACATCATTTTCAAAGGCGGATGTTTTTAGTTTCATGACTTTCCTACCTGGCTTTGAACCGGGTCAAAATGTCTTGCACTGACTCGTTGAATCGCTTTTCAAGGTTCAGCGCCACTGTCTTTTGTGCCTCGGCCTTCACGTCCAGGCGCTGCCGGTAGCTGGCCTTTTTCACAAACTTGAGGTATTGCTGTAGCACTTCGCCGCGCCGCCCGCTGCGCTTCCAAACTCCAGGCGGCAACCAGCCGCCGCCCTTGGCCAAGCGATTTGAGCCTGGCGTGACGGCAAAAAATTCGTTGGCCACGCCCATGCGCGTTGCGCGCTTCTGGCTGGCCGCCGTTATAGGTTTGAGCGCGTGGGTCTTAATCTGCAAATTGCGCACAACCTGCTTGTAGTAGCTGCCCGGCATGTTGCCGTAGCCGTCGAGCTTGCCGTCTGTGATGTAGCGCCCCGGCACCGTGACCCAGCCAGTGGGCAGAAAGCCCATCCGCGTCAGTAGATATTCGGTTTTCTTTTGCATCCGCGCATAGGTTGCCGTCTTCACGCCGGGCTGCAAGTATTCCCGCTGGCCACGCCCGCGCTGCTCTTGGCTATTGGGGAAGTACACCGTCGCCGTGAGATTCGTTTTCTCGGCCCGCTGCATGAAGATGCCGCGCTCGGTGAAGGGCGTTGGCCGGTCAAACGCCACCGGCAACTGGCGCTTCAGGTGCGCCTGCACATCGCCAGCCACCGCAGTCAGCGTGCGCGCCAAAGCAAACGGCATTTGCCGCCGCGCCACATCATTGAGCGCGTCCGTAACGTGTTTGCTTTCGACCTGAATACTGATTTGCACCGCGTGTCAACCCGCCCCGGAACACCCAAGGCTACACGCTCAATATGCCGCAAATGATTTTTTTGTAAAACTCATTTTTTCGATGCGGTAACCGGCACGGCAACCTGACGGCAACTGGTTACCGGTTGGTTGCCGGGACGGCGCGGCGCTGGCGATCAACCGCCGACTGCCTGCTTTTAACCGCC